CCTCAAAAATCCCCTCAACTAGCAGGAACCAGCCTGAACCAGCAGGAATGAGCGGTGGTTCAGCAATATCTGGTCGGATCGAGCCACGGTTGGTCACGCCTGTTCCACCCGGTGAGAGTTTTGGTCCTTCCCTGACCTTGTGGGCGAAGCGCGTCCTAGGAATTGATCTCATGGATTGGCAACAGCGGATTGTGAACGATGCTTTGACTGTGGATGCCGACGGTGACTTTGTGTTTCGTGAGGCGTGTATTTCAACGGCACGTCAGAACGGTAAGAGTTTGGTGATGCGTGCGGTGGCAGGGTTTATGGCTACTGAGTATGCAGCTGCTCGGCGTGAGCCTCAGACGATTGTGATTGTGGCTAACCAGAAGCGTCGAAGCATGGCCTTGTTTCGTGATGTTGTCCGCGACCTAGATAATTTTGATTGCAAGGTTCGTTGGCAGAACGGTGACGAGCGGATCAACTTTCCTGACGGCTCGTCTATTTCGGTTGTTGCGGCATCGGCTCACGCTCACGGTATGACCGCCTCAGTTCTGCTGGTGGATGAGGTTTGGGACATTAGCCCCGAGGTCGTGTTTACGGCTTTACGGCCGTCGCAGATTGCGGTCAAGAATCCGATGATGATGATGTTCTCAACTGCTGGCGATCAGGGGTCAACTGTCCTGTTGCAACTTCGAGAGCAGGGCATCGCGGCGATTGACTCGGGCCAGCCGACTGCGCTCTATTTCGCTGAGTGGTCACTTCCGCCCGGTGTGAGTTTGGAGGATCGGTCGCATTGGGGTTGGGCTAACCCCGCCCTCGGGACGACAATTACGGCCAAGGCGTTGGAGTTGGCGTTTGATTCACCAAACCGTCAAGCGTTTATTCGTGGCCACTTGAATCTGTGGGTTGACAGCACCAATTCCTATTTGCCGATCAACTTGTGGAATGACCGAAAATCCGACAAGCCAGCACCGCCGACTCAGTGGCTCACGATTGATTCAAGCGTGGACGATTCACGTTATGTCGGAGTTTCAACTGCTTTTGATGACGGTCGCGTGATCGTGTCGGTTGCGTTTGTGGTTGAGTCGGCAGCTCAAATGTGGGAGGAAGTTGTGCGGATCATGCACGACCAAACAGTCAAACTTGCGGTCACCCCATCGCTAGAAATTCACTGTCCACCAGACTTGCGACGTCGAATGCAAATTGTTGGGTACGCCGAACTAATGAAATGGACGGCCGCGTGCCGGGCGATGATCGTGGAAGATCGCGTCAACCACATTGGCGATATCGCACTGGCCGAACATTTCGCCCGAGCAGTGGCCGTCAGAACGGGCGGTTCCATTGTTCTCAGTTCGCAGAAGTCACCCGGTCCGATTGAGTTAGCGCGTTGTGCCGTTTGGGGAATCATGCTTGCGTCCAAACCAGTGCGGTCTAGTAAAGCCGCTTTCGCTTTTGGCTGAGGGTACTTAACACAGAACAAAAAGTGTGAGAGACTCGCAAGTGATGGCTCTTTTCGGTAGCAAGAAAGTAAGCGCAACCCCAGCGTTTGCGTCCGCGCCGATACAGGCTGCAGCAGGTTCTGCCGCACAGGTGGGTCAGTTCTATACGTACTCCGTCGGGGCGTCGCAAGAACTGGCCCTCTCTGTTCCCACTGTTGCTCGCTCAATTCAAATGATCGCGTCTATGGTCGGCTGCTTAGAACTGAAGCATTACACGACGCAATGGACTGGCGAAGAGTACGAAGAGATCTATTTGGAGAACGAGTCGTGGATGGATCAACCCGATCCGAAGGTCACGCGCAACTTCATTTTTTCGCAGCTTGTCACAGATCTCATGCTTCACGGTCGCGGTTTTTGGTACATCACCAGCCGATCCACAGCCACAGGACGTCCGCTTTCGTTCCAATGGTTACCCGCCGCAATGGTCACGACCATGGATCAGGCTGGACCGCAATGGTTCGGCCCGTCCGACCAAGTCGAATTCAACGGTTACCCACTCGCAACCGATGACGTCGTGCAATTCTTGGCACCAACTCAAGGTCTGCTCTATACAGGCAACCGGGCAATCATGACGGCCTTAAAACTTCAGCAAGCCGCTGACCGTTTCGCTGTCAACGAGATTGCCGCTGGTTGGTTGCAACAGACCGACGCATCCGAACCAATGTCAGCCGAAGATCTTTCCGAACTTGCAGCTGCTTGGCGTAACGCTCGACAAGTTGGTGCCATTGGCGCACTTAACAGCGTCGTGACTTTTAAAGAGTTCTCCAGTGACCCGAACAAACTACAACTGATTGAGTCGCGTCAATTCCAGTCGCTAGAACTGTCTCGGGCCACTGGAATACCTGCTTATTTGCTCGGTATTGGCGTTCAGGGTTACACATACCAGAACGCGCAACAAGCACGCCAAGATCTTTACTTGTTTGGCACCAAACAATATTTAGATGCCATTGAACAAACATTGTCAATGAACCAACTTTTGCCCCGTGGACGGTACGTCAAATTTGATGTTTCGGACTACGTCTACGAAAACGATTTAGGGAATGTTGAGCGCGAACCCGCTTACGAATCTGGAAACCGCGAGGAAGAATATTCATGATTAGATTGACCGCTCAACAGATCACGCTGGACGCGTCCGCTGATGGTGAACCGTCGCGCCAAATCACTGGGCTTGCTGTTCCGTGGAATGTCAAGGCCCAATTGAGTGGTGGCGAGAGTGTGATCTTCCTTGAAGGCTCACTGCCCGAGGACGGCCCGATGCCGAAACTTTTGGAATACCACGACGACACACGCGTCATTGGTCGAGTCACCGAGAGAGTGTCTACTAGCGAGGGCATGATGTTTGTGGCAAAACTGAGCGCCACTCGTGCAGCTGATGACGCTTTGGTTCTGCTCGCCGATGGCGCTTTAGACAGCGTTTCGGTGGGAGCAATCCCCACCAAGTTCAAGCGCCTCGCAGACGGGACTCTAGAGGTCTCTCAGGCTAGGTTCGTAGAATTATCGGTCGTCACTCAACCAGCCTACGCCGACGCGCAAATTTATTCAGTCGCAGCCTCATCACCCGATGAAAGCGAACCCGACGAAACCGAATCCCCAACAGAAACAACCCCAACACCATCCGAGGAGGATGAAATGTCAGAACCCACAACCGTTGAAGCCGCAGTTGCGACTCAACCCATTTACGCAACCGCCGTTAAGCGCGACGCAAAACTGCCGACCGCTGTCGAATACTTGAGTGCTGCCATTGCTGGCGGAACTGCTTGGGAACGTATGCACGAAGCACTTCGCGCCGCAGCTCCCGACGTGGTCACCAGCGACACACCCGGTGTGCTCCCAACCCCAATCCTTGGACCCGTCTACAACAACTTCATCGGCCGTCGCCCTGTCGTTGATGCAGTCGGTGCCAAGTCCATGCCGGGCGGAGGCAAGATCTTTATTCGTCCCGAGGTCACAACTCACACCAGCATTGGTGCAAGCCTTGCCGAAATGACTAACCAGTCAGGCACTTTTGTGGTGTCATCAAATCAGGTAACGAAGCAAATTTTCGGTGGCTTTGTCAACATTTCTGAAGCCGATCTTGATTGGACCGATCCCGCGATCTTGTCAATTTTGCTTGACGACATGGGCCGTATCTACAGCAACGCCACGGACAATTACGCAGCCGATACTTTGGTTGCAGGCGCAAGCGTTACCCGCAACTTCGTAGCTGCTGATCTTGTTGATCCAAAGTCATGGTCAGAATGGGTCGCAGGATCTGCTGCAACAATCTTGTCATCGTCAAACGGCAACTTGCCAACGCACATCTTTGTATCGCCAGACATTTGGGGAAATCTCCTCGGTCTTACCGATACCGCAGACCGTCCGTTGTTCCCGCAAGTCGGACCAATGAACGCATACGGCAACCTTGCACCCGGACAGAACAACGGTAACGCTTTTGGTTTGTCAGTTATCGTTGACCGCAACTTCGCCGCTGCAACTTTGATTGCTGGCGACGCATCTGGTTACGAACTGTTTGAACAGCAGAAGGGCGCTATCTCGTTGGACAACCCGTCCACCTTGAGCCGCACCATTGCGTTCCGTGGCTACTTCGCCGCTTTGATGATTGACAACACCAAGTTCGTTAAGGCTGCTTTCGTCTGATAGACGGAACTGAGTAGAGAGACTGCACCATGGCCACATTCAGCGTGACGCACCACCAGCGTCTAGACGATGTTGCTGTGGTGCAGACCCTCGAAGCAACCGACATCACAGTCGGTCAGACAATCACACTGACAGGACTAGGTCACGGTCTTAACGGCACGCACATTGTTATTGCTGTACCGATCAACTTGTTTGCTGGCGTTAACGAAGCAGGCGATCTGCTGTACAACGAAAACGAAATCATTGTTAATCAGTTGATGTTCCAAGATGTTGGCGACGATCTAGAACGATCTGCTGCCGATCCGTTTGGAACTTTGACATGGACTTTGACTTGTACATGGACCACGGTCGGAAATACTCAGGAATTTTTGGGAATTTCTAGCGCCACGGCAAATGACACCGCGTTCCTCACGACTTGTGTCGCAGCTGCAAACGCTTGGTGTTTCAGGCGTCGCGTTCAGGCTGGTTACCACGACAGTCTTACCACTGTCCCTGATGGCTCTGTGCTGTTAGGAACCACGCTTTACGCCGCAGGGCTTTACCGTGAACGCGGGACCACTGGAGACAGTTACGCATCCTTCCAAGACATGAGCGGACCACCGTTAATGACCTTGGGTCGAGTCAACCAGTTGCTTGGCGTTAAGAGATCGCAGTGCGCTTAACATGGCTGGCATTTTCACAGACGCGATCAACACGGTCTCCGCATCGCTCACGGCCCTCGGGCTCAAACCCGTCACCGATCCACGCAACGCACGACCGCTCACAGTCTTTATTGAGTTGCCGTCGTTTGAATCGTACGGTGCAAACCCAACATCCAAAGTCAGTGACGTCACAATCACTATCCGAATCCTTGGATCGCCACCCGGCAACCAAGACTCAACCGACTACATCCTTGGCGTCGTGGACACGATCCTCGGCTCAAACATTGCAGTCGTCAATGGACAACCATCCATCGCAACGATCGGGTCGCAAGACCTCCCCTGTTACGACCTCACAATCAAACTCACAGCGACACGCTAACTAACAAAGGAAAAACATCATGGCAATCGTTTACCAAGGCAGTGGACAAATCACCATTGGCGCAAACAACATTTCACTTAACTGTTCATCCATTACCCTCGAAGCAGGCTTTGACTCGTTAGAAGCGACCACGATGGGAGCCACTGGACACAAGTTTGTTGCTGGCCTCCAATCCGTAAGCGTTTCGGCAACCATCCTGCTGGAGTACGGCGCGACTTCAGTGGAAAAGTATTTGTCAGATGTTGTCGGCGACGGCGACACCACTGTGATTGTTGCGCCTGACAGCG